TGATATTCGGACTCCATCGGCAATTCGCCTGGCTTGTTTAGGTCTAGGATGCTCGCTTGCGGCTTGCTTAATCTGATCCACTGCGTATTCAACTAGTTTGCCAGTGGTTGCCTTAGCCTCTAATGCTGACTGTTCATCCATATTCTTCATGGCAAAAATAATCTTGCGCAGTTCGCCTTTGTCATACTGAAAGACGCGCTCTTCAGCGATTTGGCTCATTGCGCTCCTTTAGTATCTCGATCGCGGTAAGAATGTCTTCGGCAGTTTCCCATTCCCGCATTGGGATATGAGTCGCTATCGCTAACTCGACAAGCAGTCGATTTATACTTCCGCGCTTATGGCTTTTGGGTCATCATCGCCAACTTCAAGATTCGTAATGCCTTCCATCCAGACATCTAATGTCTTAGTTGGTTTTCCTGCGGCTTCTCGCTTATAGGCTGAATGAGCGACAAACAAGATATCCCACATTCCAGAAAACTCTTGAATGGACTTCTTTGTTGCCATTTCCCATTTTGCGAAGTCTGGTGGATAGGCTACATAAGTTGCACTATCCCCAGACGCGAACTCGACTGTTATCGACTTTTTCATTTTGCTCCCTGTTTAGTTTGTTACGAGAAGTTCTCTGTTGGTGTTCCAACTACGAGCATTGACCATGAATCGGTTTGCGCTCCTGGTGCTGCGCCGCCGACTGCTGGAAATACTGGGAATGCAGTTCCTGTAAATACTGCGCCAGTTGTTGCAGTAATTGAATAAGCAAGTGCTGTGTTTGGTGCTGTTTCAGCAGCAGTCCACATTGCTTCAAATAGTGATGATGCAACACCCCAGTCAGCAAGAAGTTCGATTGCAAGTGTCCACTGATCGTCAGTGTGCTTGTAAGCCTTGCCATCTAGTGTCTGATAGGTGTCAATTACTGGTGAGTTTGTCAGGGTAACGCTAGTTGTTTGTCCATCGTAGTTTGCTGCCGCGATGGTGAAAGTAATGTCGCGCCCTGTTATGACTGTTGTTGCCATTGGGTTTTCTCCTTAGTTGGTTTGTGTGTAGTAAGTTGAAACGCTTATATCCGCGACAAGCAAATTGCTAGCGCCTACTTGTGTAACTGTTGGTCGTTGAACTGCTCCTACTTCGTATCCCGCTGGGATTGCAGAAACAACACTTATGATTAACTGCTCGATATTGTCGAGAGATGCTGGGTTGGAATTATACGCAACGCAGACTGTGATTGTGTAATTAAGTTTGCAATGAAAAGATGACTTTCCAATTGTATTAAATTCGATATAGGGTGAATCTGGAACGCACACAATTGCTGGTGGAATTACAGTTTCTGGAACGAAGGCGTAGACATTGCCAGCAACGCCAGCAAGTGCAGTTGCAAGTGGTTGTCTAACCGATGAAAGGATCGTTGATGCGGTCATTGAACAATAGACTCAACATCGATGTATGCGCCAAGTAATCCTACGCAGCGGTTGAATAGTGAGCGCCCCATCCGATACGGAGTAGGAGTGAAATCCACTCCTTCAATTTGTCCGCCAGGAGCGACTCTGGATTGAAAGACTTCAACTGAAACAACTAGAACGGCTGACTCAACTGCTGAAACTCCAACATAAGTTGAAGCGCCTGAAAGTGTTGCTAAGCCTGAAGGAATCACATTTTTTGGCAAGATATCTGCGTTAGTTAAAGCAACTGAAAATTCATAATCTGATGGAACGGCAGTAATTGTAAAAGTGCCGTTGAATGGTGATCCGCAACCAGTAATGACAACTGATTGGGTTAAAGAAAATTCGTGCGCGCCTAGAGTGTGAAATGTAGCCACATTATCTTCTAGTTCGACTGCGTCAATTGGTTGGGCATATCTTGTGAGCATAGGAAGAATCACTTGCTCAGCAGTGTCAATAATATCTGTTAAATAAGCATCTGAATAAAGAGCAACAGACACGCCAAGAATAGATCGCAATTCAGCGACTGAAACTATTGATGCCATGTCTGCCTCTCTAGGACTGCTGGGTGAGTCGGGAGCAACCCACCCATGATTAGTTTGTTGTTACGCTACTGCTAGGAAACGGAATGCAGTTGGGTAACGATTGACAACTGCGCAATATCCGTAAAGTCCGATATCAAGTTGTCCATTTGCAACTACCGCAGTGCGAAGTTGAATTTGAGCGCTCTCGTGGAATCGCATTGCGTTTGAAGGATAAACAAGTGCATACTTAGAACCTGCATCGTTGCCTGTGTAGTTTGGATCAACGATGAGTGAAAGTCCAGCAACTGTTCCAGCAGTCGAACCTTGTGAGATTAAGCCGTTAGCATTCTGAGGTGCTGCGGCTGCGAAGATTGGGCGACCAGTTGAATCAACTGCACCAAGTAAACCAGAGAAGTCAATATCATTAACTCCGCCACCTGTTGCAACTAGTAAGCGATTTGGTGTCATGCGCATTACGCCGAATGAATCAGCAATACCATCTGCAATTGACTTGTAGATTGTTGATCCTGTTGAACCTGCTGAGTTTTGTGCAGCAATGTTTGCAGCGTAAGCATCTGTCTTTTGTGCGTATGACGCAGCAAGTTCTTGAATATAAAGATCAAGGAAACTTGGATCGCTGCGGTCGACCAATTCTACATCTAGGCGACCAGCACCTGCGAACTTGACTACTGTATCTTCTTGGAAAGTTACGGCAGTGTCAGTTGATGAGAATTCAGCACCTTCTGCGGTTAGGGCGACAGTCGCCTGGGCTCCGAGTTTCGGCGTGAAAATCTTCATGCCCGATGCTGGGAGTGGTGCAGTTTCGATGCTTGAAATGAATGGGCGTGAGTTGTCAATAATTCCAATAACATCGCGAAGATAGTTAGGTGGAACCATGCCTGTATTTTCTGCAACTGTTGCAACTTGTAGTGCTGCGATTAGATCGCGAGCATCTGAGTCGCCGCGTGATGCAGCCAATTGAGCCTTAGCAACTTGACCAGCGGTAACATTAAGATTAACGCGTGGAGAGGAATACATAACTGGCGCTGATGCGCTTACAGTTACTTCTGACTTTGCAGCCTCTACCGCTTCGGTAGACACTGACTCTTGAGCGGTTTCGGACACTAGGTCTTCTCCTTCTGTTTTAGTATCTGAATCGGTTGATTCAGAAATTTCGGTTTCGGTTGCAGCAACTTCTGTAACACGCGCAGAATCAATTGCTGGATCAGTTACTAAACTTGTTTCTATCATTTGAGATGAGGAGATAACCATTGCGCCATCTTTGTTATCCCATTCGTTTAACTTAATTCCCACTGAAAATCCGTCGCGTAATCCTTCGGCTGCCTCCAGCAAACTATCATCCCCCGCGATTGTGCCAGCGATACGAAATGAAGCCGTTATTCCTAGATCAGTAATTTCGTAACTGGAAAGTTTGCCTATCGGTCTTGTTCTGTCATGCTCAAGCAATAATTTTACATTCTTAGGAATTGTAATTGAATCTTTTGCAAAGATTGTTTTGCCAGCAGAAGTAAAACCTTCTTCACCCCAGGTAACTATGCGACCTGTGAGCGTTCTAGTTTGCGTATCCGCTGCGGTCAGCGTAATTGGTAGATTTACTTTCATTTAAGTAAGTCCTCTTCTTCTCGGATTTCTTCAACGCTCATTGCGCCGATTCTGTTTAGGATTTCATAGACTTGAGCGCGTTCTAGAGGATTGCCACGAAGGAATTCATCTAGTGAGAAACGCACATAATTTCCAGCGCCCACGAAATCTGGTTGGCTCAAGCGTTGTTCTATTGCCAGAAGAATGTTGCGACCGCCGAAGTCAATTAATGAACGGCGCTCATTGATTGCGTTTGAATAGGTCATTGATGTTGATTCGGCGGAAGCAAAGAAGGCTGGGATATTTAGGGCGCGGCAAAGTTCGAGCGCCACATACTGTCTGGCTTCATTTAGTTGTAATTTATTGGGATCGATACCCATTGCCTGAAGTTCAACATCTGCATTTAAGAATGCAGTGCTGCGGTTAGTTCTAGCAACACGCCATGATTCAAGAAGTTTTGAAATTCTTTCAGAAGTTAAGTTTGTGCCATTAGATTTAAGAACCATCATTGGCACTGGCTCTTTTGCAAATTGTTCTGCTGCGTTTTCAAGAGCAATAGCGGCTCTGATAGTGCGCCCAGCGCGATTTAGAAAACCTTCATCAAGCCCGTTGAACACTACAAGAGAACCAACGCCAAATGGTGGAACTTTTTTGTTATCAACTGAGTAGCCAATAATTTCAGTTCCAAGTGAATTTAATTCTGGCAACACGCGATCTGGTGAAATGCGTGTCCATTCTTGAATGCGACCATCGGCATACATAGACATTATCATTCCGTAAGACACGCCCAGGAATAATAAGTCTTCCGCGACATAACTATAAATTGCAGAACCAGGAACGCGTGGATCAGGTTGATTGATTACGCGATTTGGTTCAACATGAGAACCAGTAGATTTAATATATTGTTCAAGCGGAAGTGTTGCAAGTGAACACAAAATGTTTCTACCGCGAGCAATTGTTGGAACTGCCATTGCTGATGCTCTTGATGCAGTTGATACTGGATAAAGCCAATTGTTAATGATGCCATTGTTAGGCGCAGGATATGCAGCCGCGTCAATAGTCATTTCGGCTGGTGCAATTGTTGGAAGAAAGAAGTCTTTGATTCCCATATAGTGGACAAGTATATCACTATTCGAGATTAACCTACGAAGATATCAACTTCCGATTCTGGTCGTGTTGCGAAGTGGGAAACCATTGCCATTGCAACGGCTGCGCAAATTGTGCTATTGCTGACTTTCCTTCCTAGATACCAACCCCCATCCTTAAAAGGAAGTTTGACCGCTGATAGAACTTGCTTGGTAAATTCTTCCTGGCGTTTATGGATCAACCGACCAGAAGTAATTCCAGACTGCATTTCATCGCAAGCCTGTCCATAAACCGCGCCATCAATTGGAGTTGTTTGAATTCCCGCTGGTGCAAGCCTGGCAGCAACTGCGCCAGCGGTCTGGCGGCTATAAGCCACAGTCGTTGTTGGATATTTACGAACCCAAACTGCTAAATCATTTGCAAGTGCCTTGTCATCTATTGCAACTGCGTTTTCCCATGTCTGCAATAGAACCACTATGAACTTATCGCCTATTTGCTGCCCAGCAATTAATGCAGCAGCCCTGCGGTCTGGTGATAAGTCAATAGCCATCCAGGTTTCTTGATCCTGGTCTAGTTCTGCTGACTCATCACCACACGCATCCCACAATGACGGATTGATTGCAGGATTTATCTGGGAAACCCATTGACATAAAACTTCTGTTCTTACAATTGATTCTTCATCATTGAGAATGGCTCTGAGGTTATCTGGATGAACTGTATATCCAAGGCTTGGGTTTGAATATCTAACCGCTTCCCAGAATTCGGGCGTGTCGCCAATTTGAACTTCCATTGGTGCTGACCATTCAAACCAACCTATCGGATCATCACTTCCAGCGGCGGCAGCAAGTCCTCGCTCACGCATTCTGTTCAAAACTATTGAATGCTGATCCCCAGCGTTTGAATAAAGTATTGCCATGGGATTCTTTGAAGCCATCTGTGTAAATCGGAGCGATGCCCAAACTTCTGGGTCTTGATATTCACGAACTTCGTCAAGGTGAATTACATCTGGCGCGGCAATACCGCGTGAGGCTGAGTTATTGGCACGAACCAGATATCTTGCCCCATCAATTAACTTGATTTCTTGTGATCCCTTTGTTTCATACTTCTTGGCAAACATGGCAGCGAGTTGAGGATGGTTCTGAATAATTTCATCTATCTTCCAAAAGATTTCAGAAGAAGTTGTAAGTTTGTGAGCAGTGTGAACTTGTAATTTCTCACCTAACTCAAACATTCCCCACAAAATACGCAGTGCCAGAAAGGTTGATTTTCCTTGTTGCCTGGCTACCAACACGCCGATTTCAGAATGATGCCAACGCCCATCTGGTTTAACTCGGTGCATCTCAATAGCCAGAAGTTTTTGCCAGGGTAACAATTCGAAGCCGATTGACTCGCAGAATGCGATCATTTCATCGCCGCGTGAGGGTAAATCAACTGGTTTTGACCGAATACGCGGTTCTGTCGCCCCTAGGTAAGCCCCATCTGGGCTATTTGCGGCTATCTGGTCAAATCTAGTCATGACTTAGGTTATCACGCCTGATAGTGGGTTGTAGTGTCGTTTCTGGGGGTAACTAAACCAAGGGGGGTCATGGGTGTTGAAGGCGTATCAAAAAACCTACCCCCCTTTGAATAATTACAAGTTGCACATAAACATTGCAAGTTATCAGGCTCATCACTACCTCCTAAAGTTCTAGGAACTATATGATCCACTGTATTGCCTGGCTGCCCACATCTCTGGCAAGTATTCTGATCGCGTTTCAAGATTCGAGCGCGTATCTTTCTCCATTGATAAGTAGAACCATCCTTGCGTAGTGCTGATTGCTTAGACATCAGTGCCAGTTGTATTTCTTAAAGTGATTGAGTGCAGCACATGATGATCCATAACGATTCTTATTATATTTGATTCCCCATTTAACCTGCTCTATTGGTGATGCAGTCTTTAACCAAATGCTCTTGCCTTGAGGTATTCCTACTGTGCCTGATGATTTATTGAAACTCTTGTAATTCCACCTGGACTCATAATGGTAAAGCGTGTTGATGCATTTGTATTCATGTATTGGTAACACTGCTTTTGCATAAGCCTTTGGGGATTGTTGTATTTGAATACCATCATGAATTGGTGCAACGGCATTTGCTGCGCTAATGAATAGTATCCCCAGGACACTTACTACTGCGCAAGCGATCCGCGCTGCGGCTTGCGCGAAGTGCCTGAAGCACTTTAGCAAGTTAAGTGTAATCGGTCTGTCAAGTTTCAGCGTATTTCTTGGGCGTGTCATAGATTTCTCCAATTAACGATTGTCGGTTTTGTAAAACCCTTTCCCCTTAAAATGGATTGCTGGTGGTGTAAATAGTTTTATCATTTGGTCATTACAGTGAATAGGATCAGCAGTTTCCAAACCAAACGGGATGAAATGCTCATGTATTACCATGCAGGTCAGACATTGGAATTCATAGACTGGCATTGAGGACACTCCTGATTCTTTATCTTCCAGTGTCCGTATTGGTCGCAACGCTCTGGTTCTAATGTCAAGTTCCTAGTATATCCGCCTTGTATGAACAAACCCATTAAATCATCCATTCTTATGATGCAACAATAGTCTTCTGGTGATTCTCCTTGCCCATTTAAGCGTAAAACGGCAAATCCAAGTTTGCCTGATTCTCTATGCTTCAATTGATTCATTGCCGCTTTAGGGTCAAACCCTGCTCTGGCTTTTACTTCTACATCGAATGGAACATTTAATACATCTGATCCAGTTCGACCAGCACCAGCAGAATCCGCAAATGGAAACCACTGGCGCATGTAGTCGCTTACTATGCGTTGGGTTCGATAACCCCGATGTTTCCGATGCTGACTAGCCATTGACCGCATGACACTTCTCGCACTGCCATTGCAGCGGTGATAGACTAACTGTCCAAACTCCGTCATCCTGACTTGGGATTTCGTTGCACATTTGGCAGATGAGTAGTGGCACATCGCCGTAAAATTCGACTGTGCCATCCTCTCTGATTATTTGTCCATAACCCATTTATTCCACCCCCTCGGGTAATCTCCATTGACCAGTTGTTTTGCTCATTACATACCAAATCGGTGGACAACGATCACCTTTTGATGCACCGCGAACTTCGCACATTGCACCTTGCCAGGCTTTACCTGTTGCGCTAACTCCATTCTTAATGTTTCGTAATCCGTGTGAACAAGTAGGGATTGGTTCAGATTCTCCAAATGCCTGTTGCACTAACTTCGCAGCCTGTTCTAGCGATACTGGCTCGGGTGTTGGTTCTTTACCAACAAATTCATCCCATGAGTTATTGATTGCTAATGGCGCATTTGCAATTGCTGCACTGGCTTTGTCATTTGTTACTCGTGCGACTTTTGCCATCTCTGATTGACTTGCTCTCTTGCCTTTTGCTGCATAACCTGCATTTGCAAGCGCCCTGCCAATTGCTGAAGTTTCGCAATTCTCCAGCGCAGAAGTCGAATTAACACCGCGATCAGTAATCTTCTCTTCAGCGTATCCTGTTGAGAACGGGAAACTGTCCGCGAAAGTGCGGTAAAGAGCCGCTCTGACAATAAATTGACCATTCGTAAAACTCTCCATAACTGTATCGATTCGGAAATCTGGATAATCTGCAATAAACTTCTCTAATCTTGATTCAACTGTTTCATATTGACTTAGGTCAAACGCCATTGAGTTCCCCCTGGGTTATTCCATATCGCTCTTGTGCGAACTGGATTTGTTGTTTTAGGTCGAAATAAGTTCCATCTGCCCACTTGCTTGAATCTACTGCGCATTCCTGACAGTAGTGGCGTGGAATTTTAGTTGATCGTGGAAGTTCTGAAATTATTGTCCAGGCGGCTTGCACCTGTCCTTTTGGATTAGTAGCCCCATATTGATATTTATGGTAATCGCACCAAATGCCTTTTTTGGCATTAACCAGCATCAAGATCATCCCAGTCCATAGTTGCCAGTTCTCCTGCAATAGTGGCGTAGTTGATAATGTCGAAGTAACTATCTTTATGTTCCGCTTGCTCCGAGATACGACTGACTTTGAGTAGTAACATACAGACTGCGACTTCGTGAGCGTCGATTGAATAACCGAGATAGTTCGACCAGAGCCGACTGATGCGCAACATACTAACATTTGGTGATCCATACTCAACATCTCTAAGTGTTGAGATAAGTTGCGATTGTCTAAGGAATTCATCGCGCTTCATTGATGTCTTTGAGGAATTCGACTTATTGCACGCCCAGCGTGGTAACCCTCGCGCTTACCTTTATTCCAGCCTTTCCAATAAGAAACATATATGACAATTGGAGTCATAAGAAACAAACCCAATAATTCTCCGTAAGTTAAATCCATGATTCCCCCTGAATAAGTGTTAGTAGTTGATCTGGCAAGTCAATTGGTTGCATATCATTGATTACTGTATAGCGAGCGCCAGATGGGTGAATTGATGGAGCGGCTGCAACATAACCCTTCCACTTAACATCTACGCCATCCATGATCTTGCCAATACGCAGGTCATAGTCTTTGTCCAGGTTGTAATAGAAGTGATAACCATCGCTGGTCTTAACTGTGTAAGTTGGTTCGAACTCTTCAATGACCTCTCCGCCATTACGGAAATCAACATCGATGACTAATAAACCAGATGGCTTGCAAGCGATTCCAACATTGGCTCTTGGATCGCATTGAAACCAGAATTGAACCTGTTCCCAGTCAGTGGTTGCTGATAAGTAAGCCTTGTTAATTAGGTCAAAGTGTGGTTCTTTTGACTTAGGCTTTAATGGCATAACTGACCAACCATTTAATAGATATTTGGCAGCCTGTCCTAGGTTTGTATTTTCTTCTGCTGCGATAGTTAAATCGTAATGCAGTTCTTTCATTCTACTCATTTAGATACTCCCGAATCTATCCACAAGGGTTGTGAATAAGACAAGGGTTGCACCGATTACAGGCTAAATCAACCTCATAATGGCAAATTTTGATAACGATTTGATAACGAAATCCTCTTCAAATCCCAGCCATTCTTCGCCGCAGCAGGAATCAGCCATACCTTTTGCCTTCAAATACGAATGATCCATCTTTTTCAATATGGACAATGGTGTTGGTTACTGTCTTTTTGTCCACATAAAACACGGCAAACGCCTGTTGCCAGTTGCCAGTTCCCTTCATGTAGCCAGCCTTAGAAAATTGCATTAAATTGCCCACTTCAACACCACGCAGAACACGCCCTAAAACGCCCCCAGATGCCTCTGTGAAGGCTGATTGCCCTGCCCTGTGAGTGTGTCCACATACCACGCTCTTTCCATGCTTACGGGCGGCATCTAAGGCGGTTAAACCTGGTGTGGGCTTCACGCTGCCCTCGTCGCCGTGAATGGCTATCCAGTCTGGTGCAAACTCTAAGGGCTTGCGATGGAATTTAATGCCCAATTCATCTAATTTCATGAACTTCTCAAACTTTAATTCTGGCAATGCTAAGAATGCTGGGATTTTCTTCATTATGACATTGTAAAGGCGGTCAGTGTGGTTTGACCGAATCATGTCTGTTACCTGTAAATCCCACAATATCTCGACAGTTGCATCACGATCACTTCCCAATGATTGCTCGAACCAGCCAGGTGTTCCTTCTGTCCATCTGGAGATTTGAGGTAAATCGATTTCATCGCCGATTGTAATAACTTGGTCTGGCTTGAATTTCTTGATAAACGCCACAACATTTCTAACTGCGATGGGGTCATGAAATGGGACTTGAAGGTCTGAAATTACTACAACCTTTTTCATAGGAATTAATCCTCGTCATCCTCGTAGTAGCCAGGTTGGTCTGGCAGCCAGTTAGGTGTTGGAAGTATTGTTGCGGGATAAGTTGCTGGCGCAGTTATCAAAAAAAGCGAATGATCTACGCTAAAACCAGAACGGCGCAGCGATTTGTAATACTCATTCAAGCCGATGCAGTATTGATCCAAGGCTGAGTAATCCGTTACATCAATAACTCTTCTGCGCGCCATGATTAAATTATCGCTCTAGAAGTATGTTGTAAATCTCATCGACACGCGAATTAAGTCGCTTAATTTCGCCCAGCAAATGAGTAATGACATAACCAGACAAGCCGCCTATGACTGAAACAGTGGCAACATACAGAGTCAGGAAATCTTGTTGATTCATTTTTTAGGAGTTGCGTATCCGAACACGCCTGCTAGAACCGCAAACAAAATTGTTCTGTAATCGACATCGAAATTAGAACCTGCCCAGGCTGCAAGGAATGCACCAAGGGTTAGGACTATTGGATTCTTGATATTCATTACTCTCCTAGGATTGGTAGTTTGAACTTGCTTTTGTCTTGATCTCCCAGTGGTGTGAAACTAATATGAATATGGCTGGTGTGTGGATCAATACCTGAGTATTTACGCCATTTCCAGAACAAGATTCGACTTGCTATTTTGCGGTTGAAAATCACATAACTTATTCTCTTGTCGGTCTTGCCCAGGATTCTAAGTTGATTTGCCAGATAGTGTGCGTTATTGGCTGCCCCACCAAGGTTATTATCAATATCGATGGCACGAACAACCCCGCCCGATAATTTATCAGGGTTATGATCCGACTTAGTTGCTGAATGGCGAGCATCTCCGATCCATCCATCCGAACGCTTATCTCTATCTGGGAAGGCAGAGTCAATTTGATTTCTCAACCTCTCAGCAGATTTACTTAACCAATAACTCATCCAAGTAATAAAGCGGCTTCTTCAGCGGTTAAACCTAATTTTTCTAATAGAGCAATTTTGTCAAGTGCCTTTTTTTCGGTTTCGGTTTCAATTGCCAATTCTTTTAACCGATTTGCTTCATACACCTTAAACTCAGCAGCGGTCATTTCACGATCAATAACTTCATCAGTTTCTAAATCGTGTATTCTGATAAATGGTTTAGTCATTATTTCACTCCATAGATATAGATTGAGCCAGCAGAGAAAGTGCCAGCAGTAGTGGACACGGTTATCGAAGATATAGCAGTTGTAGTTGTTCTTGCGCCACCTGCGTTTACAACCATGTTTTCAAAAGTTGCAGAATCTTTGTAAAGTCCAGTAATAGAAATTGGTGCTCTTCCTGATACTGCTTGCGCATAATTTGAAATTTTTATTCCATAAGTGTTTGCCGAATTGTTTGAAGAACCATTTGTAAAATTTAGAAGCGTATCAGTAATGAAAGTGTTGACCCCAACACCAATATAACCATAATTCCCCACCCAAACTTGATCCGTAGTTCCGTTTAATTGAAAATTAATTTTCATTGCAGTTGTGCTTGTCGCTCCCGACACTTGCACATACAAATCTTTGTAAGATTGGCTAATTGACGAAACTGTTGTTGAAGCGCCTGAAAGAGTCGTCGTGGATAATAAAGTCATACCGCCAGAAGTAGCGGTTGCCCATTTTAAGCCTGTTGCAGCAGTTGAATCAGCAGTCAAAACTTGATCGTTAGTTCCAACGGCTAAACGGCTAACTGTATCAGCGGCGGTTGCAGCAATAATATCGCCTTTGGCATCGACAATAGTTGGAGCAATTACCGCAGCACTGTCTAGGCTGACTGTTACTGTTCCACTTGTTCCGCCACCTGTTAAACCTGTTCCAGCGGTTACGCCAGTAATGTCGCCTACATCATTGGTGATCCAGGTATAGTCCAAATCTGTTGCAGATGCTTTTGAAAGGATTTGACCAGTCGTGCCGCCTTTAAGATCAACAAAGGAAGTGTCCACTCCATTGAGTGCAGTGCGAATAGCGGCTGCGCCATCCTTCACTAAATCTGTATCGTTTGGAGTAGTCCAACCGAAGTTCGTAGTAGTTGCCATTTATTCTCCTTGTTATGCCACTATTGTAGCATTTAGCCAGTCTAGGGTTGGGTTAATTGATGTCCAGATTTCGACCGCTGGAACGGAATTCCAACGGAATGCTTGAAGGCTATACGCCAGTGGTGAGATAGTTAGATTGATTTCAAGGGTGTTATATCCAGCGCTGAAAGTCCAACCCTCGACAAAGCCCTGGAATGAACCATCTGAAATGTTTGGTGGTAAGTCAGAGATATTTAACGGCAAGCCCATAAATACCTTGATTAAAGCATCACGATCAGAATCGGATAATTCTGGGCTAACCAATTGGTAACTTATAGAATCGAATACGGCTTGAGGGTAAGCACGAAGTCCTAGGTAGAATTCGGCTTGCGCTTGAGCATCGGCTGCGTTTTCCAAGGTCGTATCGACTACCTGTCCAAGTTCGCCGTAAAGGGCAATAGATTCTAAATCGGAATCAGTGTAACTAGAATTCTGATTATGCTTATAGTTAATAGTTACTTTGTTGCGAATGTCGCCAGAGCGCGTAACTGTCCGAAAACCTGCTCCAAGAGCATCATTGGCTGATAAATCTACATACCCATAAGTGCTGAAGTATTCTGTTCTATGAGTGCTATCTGCATAACTGATTCTACCTTGAGCATCTTCGTAAAGATATCCAAGTCCAGAATTGGCTATCAATTCAGCAATAGAATAATAATCCGCAGAACTAGAAAATCTCTGATCTAAATCATAATCGCCTGGTTGGTCGATTTCACCCAGACCAGTGTTGAGCGCATCCTGCCATTGAGTAGTTGCATTAAAAGTGTTCCATTGAGTAGCAGCAGGAACTGCATTCCATTGAGCAAATAGCAGAGTTGAGAGCAACGCATACATCTGGTCGCCATCTTTGTCTTTAGCCAATACACCAGTTGTAACGCTCTTAGGAAGTTTTGCCAGAGCGCCTAGCGCGGTTATCTCGATAGCCTGGTTGTAATCCACTGATCCAATTGAATTGATGCTAACGGCTAAATCTGTAATAGTGCCGCCAAATATTGGCACGAATGTAGCAGTTGAATCTTTAAGTTCGATGGTAACTGAATCATTTATTTCCATTGGAATAGCAGTCTGGTCAAAATTAAGAATGGACAATTGGCAATACCCAGCAACTGGTTGCGAATAGATATCAGTTCGACCTGAAGTGATTGTCAGGTTAGCCAGCGTTAAATTGGTGTAGGTAACTCCATCAACTATGACGCGCCAAACTGGATTCCATAATGTCATTAAGCAAAAGCCCCTGCGCCTAGTGATCCGCGAGCCTGAGAACGATTTAGGATATTGACGATTGTGCGAGCAGTGCCTTCTGAATCAAGAGCGCCATTGACTGTGATATTGAAAGTGTTACCACCACCGCCACCTTGGTTTGGAATGATTGTTCCGCTGGTTGAAGAGGTAAAGAGTTCTGGACCATTTTCGCCAACTAGGTAAGTAGTGCCAGCAGACACTGGACCGCCCATTGCGCGACCGCCACCGAAGATACCTGAGATTCCTTGAGTAACTGGGTTATTTTTAATAAAGTTTGCAAAGGCTACCAAGCCTTTATATGCCTTATCAATAAGAGTAACTAGGCTTGAGAATAGATTGATCACTGCACTAATTGCAACGCCTAGAACCTTGAATGCCGCACCTAAAACTTCGCCAATAAACGGCGCTAAATAAGTTTTAGCAAATTCGTAAATAGCCTTTGCAAATCCAAGAAATTTATTTAATTCAGTTGAGTTCTCACCCAGCGCATCTGAAACTTTAGAAAATGCTTCTCTAATTCCTATAATGATTGGACTAAATAAACCTTTAACAAATTCGTAAACTGAAATCAAGATTGGGAGAACATTTTCCTTGAGATTGCCAGCAAAGTCAGATATTGCTGGAATTGCCTTATCAACAAATAGTGAAACCATTGGAGTGATGGCATCAAGAATAAATCCGCCTACTGTTTCCTTGCCTTCATCAAATGCAACTTTGAGTCTTTGCATCTTTCCATCAAAAGTTTCGGCTTGAATGGAAGCCTGGTCTTTGAAAGTTGCAGCCAATACCGCAGTAGCAGCATCAAAATCTTTTGACTTAATAATGTTTTCATCGATGCTAACGCCTAGTCGCTTTAATGATCCGAAGTTTCCATCATGGGCTTTTGCAAGACTTTCTGAAACTTGAGTTAATGACTTGCCTGTTGCGGCACTAATATCTAGGGCAAGGCTCTGCAACTTTTGGGCTTCTGCAACATCCTTAGTTGAGCGAATTAGGCGATCTAAGGAAGGTCGAAGTTCATCATCGGTAACGCCATTGGCAAGAGAAGTCTTGAGGATATAATCCTCGGTTGCCGCTATCTGGGCATCTGTTGCGCCTGTAACATTCTTTAGGGAAGCGGCTAGGCGTAACTGCGCGGCTTCATCTTCTATGGCTGCTTTGACCCCATCAACGGCTAATTTGCCAGCATAAGCAACGGCGGCAACACCAGCGGCGAGAAATGCAGCACCCGCAACTTTACCAAACTTAGTAAGTTTATCTCCAAATGTTTGGACATCGTTTGAACCATTAGTCAGATTTTTCTTTAGATCATCAATATCCGCAAGGATGGAAAGTTTAAGGGTTCTAGAACCTGAAGCCATTAGTCATCCCATTTCTTGTATATCTTCGCAAACGAATCTTCCCATTGCTGGATAATCTGCGGTTGTATTCTGCGTAAGGTATTCCAGATGAAATAACCTTTATTACCTCTAACCCCAAATTTAGGCGTTCTACTTTGAAATTGTTTCAAGTTATTAGAACCAAATTCAACGCCAGCCAAGATTCCAGGACCACTACCTCGGTCCTGGTTCAACTGAGTAGTAGCACCGCCGGAAAACTTTTGACCAGCAAATCCCAGCGAAAATTCACCGATTCGGGAAGTCTTTGATATGCGGACTCCATCGGCTATGCGCCTGGCTTGCTTAGGTCTAGGGTGGTCGCTTGCGGCTTGCTTAATCTGATCCACTGCGTATTCAACAAGTTTGCCAGTGGTTGCCTTAGCCTCTAATGCTGACTGTTCATCCATATTCTTCATGGCAAAAATAATCTTGCGCAGTTCGCCTTTGTCATACTGAAAGACGCGCTCTTCAGCGATTTGGCTCATTG